GATGGTTGAGACGTACACCGAGAACGATGTCTTGGACGACTTCCGTGAGCAGTTCATGGAGCAGCTCCACGAGACCCAGCTTGAGAAGATGCCTGCGATCCCTGCTAAGGGGTCCCTGGATATCACGAAGATCCTTGAGAGCCAGTTTGCTTTCGCATAGTCCAGCTTAAAACACCCACTAAAAGCACAACGAAACCTCATTGAGATTTAACCGGTCTCTCTGGGGTTTTTCTTTGCCTGCCTTCTTCACGATTTAAAACACCCACTAAAAGCACAACCAACCTTCCCAACACTTTAGGAGTTCTTTTCGCTATGCAATCCACTAAGACAATTGAATGCAACACCCGCACTTCCAAGCGCCGCACAGATGACGAAATGGAAGCTGTGCGGGTCCGTCGCGGCAAGTTGAACAAAGTGCAGCGCCAAGCAAAGCGTGACATCTGGCAGGAGGCTGAATAAATGAGCAAGGTTCAAAGCGTAATCATCGAGACCAGCCCGCACCGCCCAGTCAATTTTAACGAGAAGGCTGTCAGTAAGGTTCTTGAAGAGTCTTATTTGATTGCTGACGTTAAAGAAGATGGGGTCCGGTTGAATCTTTGTGTTGAACAGCATCACGTAGATAGCACAGAAGAGTTCTGGACTACCGAATGGCTGAGCCGCGAAGGTAAGAGATTCCCCGCCATGGGCGCATTAGGCGCTCTTGATGGTGATCGCCGTTGGGAAGACTTCTTTGAGACCGACGAAGCGTTGTTTCCTGAAGGGTTCATGCTGGACGCTGAGCTGCGTATTGATGACCTCCCGTGCAAAGACATCGCCGGGACTCTTCGCCGCCATCAAGCTATCGACCTGAGCCGTTTGAAGGTGATCGTGTTCGGCATTCTGCCTATGTCTGTGGTCCGGTCGGGACAGGACTATGACGTGACCCACAGTGTCATGAAGTACCACGTTGAGTATCAGGTGAAGTTGCTTCAAGAGCGATTCCCTGAGATTGCTTGGTCGGTCGTTGAGTCCTTGGACTGCTTCAGCATGGTGGAGGTCGACACGCTCTATGAGTCCGTCCGTGAACGTAAGTTGGAAGGCTTGGTGCTTAAAGACCCTATCGGGATCTACAAGCGCTCTAAGCAATCCGGCATGTGGAAGATGACCCCGGATGACAACGAAGACGGAAAGGTTGTTGGTCTTGTTTGGGGCACTCCTGGGCTGGCTAATGAAGGCAAGGTGATTGGCTTCGAGGTACTTCTTGAGTCCGGCCACGTTGTGAATGCCTGCAAGATCAGTAAGGCACTTATGGAAGAGTTCACGGCTAAGTACCACGCATATAACGAGGTCTCCTGTACCTGCTGCCCGCCAACTGAAGAGAATCCCTACGAGGGCCACACAGTAAAAGTCACGTTCATGGAGCGATACCCGGACGGTTCTTTGCGTCACCCATCTTTCGATTCTTTTCGTGGCATCTCCGCGCCAACTATTAAGGAGTAACTTAATGGATGAATTGGTGAGGCTGGTCTATGCGCATCCTATCGGGACTCTTCTGTTTCTGTGGTTTGCAGTAGCAATTATTCGAAACTGACTTAATCGTTAAAACTTCTTAGGAGGACTTCTATGTCTCGCTCCACGCCTGCGTTCGCCCATCGTTTGGCCCAGTCGGCAAATGATCGTGCATATAACGCTGCACTGTTTACCTATCAGCGTACCCAGCGCCACGCACAGACACCAAAGCCTAAAGAGGCTCTTTGGGTCCGCATCAAGAACCGTCTGTTGGACATCTGGCAGAAAGTAAAGGAATACGTAAATGACTGAATACAGCGGTCGCTCAGTTAGTTATTACACAGTGTTCATCAAGAGCCCGACAACCCCCGCCAAGTGTCCCTATAGCGCTGAATGTAACGACATCATTGAAGCCCTGGGGATGAACTACGCCGAAGGCAATGCCTTTAAAGCGATCTGGCGACGAGCCGCGCAACGAACTCTCGGCAAAGCCAAGGTCGGCGCTAAACCGGATGGTCTTTACGACGCTGAGAAAGTCGCATTTTTCGGTGAGCGTCTTGTTGAACAATCCAAACAATTCAAAGAACAAGGAGTAATCAAATAGTGGAACTTGCGCATAAGACCTTTAAGGCAACAGTAGAAATTGACGATCACGTAGACGAAGTAACTATCTACGCGGTCAGTATGGACGCTGCATGGGCATCTGCTGAGGCCCGTTTTAGCAGTGGTGCCCGCGTAACTCGTATCCGTCCTATGGTCGCTCCAAATGTGGATCGCTTTGGGGTGACTCTGTGAGCGCCGTAGATGTTGCAGGCCGTGAGCTGAAGGTCGGTCAGTTGGTCGCACATACTGAGCGTGCAGCCTATCGTGGGCTAACTACTTCCCGGATCGTGAAGATCACAGCGAAGCAAGTTGAACTGTCCGTGAAGTCCTGGAGTGGTGCCGACAGTGGTATGCGCCGCGAACATTCGGCTGTGTGCATTGTGGAGGACATCTAATGAATCTCTCACAGGGTAATGGCCGTGCTAAACCTGACGGCTTCCTTCACCTGAATAACTTCAGCCATGTCCGACAATCGGGTCTGGCCGGTGTTCTCTACGAACGCTTAATGACCATAAAGCAACAGGAGCTGGTCGAGCTGACTTTGTTGGAGCTTGCAGGGCCTGGAAGTAATGCCCACTTCAAGCATGACGTGTGGCGATTCAAAAAGTCGTTCTTGAAGGAACATTTTATCCATGTGGTCTATTCGGTATATCGGTCGGTGCGCAAGTCGCCAGCCCAAGAAATCTCCATGGCAATTAGCCGTGAAGAACTGCAAAGCGAATCCCGCAAGGTTATTCAACCGAGCTTCTCGTAAGTTTTAAACACCCACTTAAAGCACAGACACTTCACTTGAGGCTTTCTTAAAGGTCTTGAGCGGATTCCTGCGCCTTCAATTTAGGTAATTCAATAAGGAGACCCATAACTATGGCAGGTCCACGTAAAGAAATTCTCACCACTCCTAAAGGTTTCGCAGAACCGTACTGCGCTCTCCAAAAGCCGGACTACGGCAACCCTGAAAAGGGCTTCGGCAACCCGCGTGGTCTCTGGAAAGTTGACCTCACAGTTTCTTCCCGAGCCGCTCAGCCTCTGATCGATACGATCGTCCAGGCGCACGAAGCCAACTACAAGAAACTCCTGGCTGAACACGAGAAGAATCCACCAGTTGTTCCACGCGGTAAGAAGCCGCTGCTGCCATACGAGGGCGACATGCCTTTCGTGGATAACGGCGATGGCACTGTGACCTTCAAGATCAAGGGCTACGCCTCGTACATCGACAAGAACACCCAGGAGAACAAAGCGATTCCTCTGAAGGTGGTCGACTCCAAAGGTAAGCGTATCGACAACGTTCCGGCCATCGCTGGCGGCTCTGAGCTGAAAGTGAAGTTCACTCTGTTCCCGTATGGCTGGACCGCTGTGGCCGGTGCTTCCGTGAAGCTGCAAATCGACAGCGTAATGCTGCTGAACCTGAAAGAGTTCGATGGCGGTAACGACTGGGCTGATGACGTGGAAGAGGGCGGCTACTCCGCTGACGATTCCAGCGAATGGGAAGAAGGCGAAGAGACCGGTTCCCGTGGTCACGCTGACGAAGAAATCCCAGACGATGCAGGCGACTTCTAACAGTGGCCGCATTCGGTCGCTACGCCGGACCCCGAAGAACTGCAAGTTCCTTTCGGTCGGGTCTGGAAGAGAAGAATAGCGAACTGATGGACAAGCACGGTATCCCTTACACCTTTGAGCTGCATTGGATTAACTACACGATCCCTGCACGAGTCGCTAAGTATCTCCCGGACTTCATCTTGGGGAACGGAATCATCATTGAGTGTAAAGGGATTTGGGAAGTTGAAGATCGCAAAAAGCACTTGCTGCTGCGTGAGCAATATCCCCAGCTTGATATTCGTCTGGTCTTCTCATCGAGCAAGGCGAAGCTCTACAAGGGCTCACCTACGACTTACGGGGCGTGGTGTGAGAAACATAATATTCAATTCGCAGACAAGTTAGTTCCACTGGCTTGGATGAAGGAGAAGAAGAGACAGATTCCTGACGGGATTCTGAAAGAGAAAGGAGCGTAACTAATGGCTCGTGTCCAATTCAAACAGCGGGAGGTGACAAACCTTATCGTTCTTCATTGCGCAGCTACACGCCCCTCCATGGACATTGGTCTGCGTGAGATTCGTCAGTGGCATGTACAACAAGGCTGGCTTGACGTTGGCTACCACTACATCATCCGAAGAGATGGCACTGTGGAAACAGGCCGTCCTCACGATGTCGTAGGGTCCCACGTTAAAGGTCACAACTCTGATTCTGTCGGTGTTTGTCTTGTTGGTGGTGTTGATGACAACTTGAAGCCTCAGAACAACTTCACGGATGCTCAATGGAAAGCCCTGGACCTTTTGGTTTGGGAGACCCTTGTGCCTCTGTATCCCAACGCAACTCTTAAAGGCCATAGAGACCTCGACTCTGGCAAAGCCTGCCCGTCCTTTGATGTGGCTGAATGGGCATTTAAGAGAACCTCAGCGTAATACCCATAAAGCAACTGTAGAGCGGACCTAATGGGTTCGCTTTAACAGCAATTTTCACCTCTTAACTTAGGAGGATTACCTATGTCTGTTAATCGGGCAACTATGCAAGGGGCTTTTGACCTGTGTGAATTGTTCCAGAAAGAAGGCGTCCCCAGCATTATCGCAGGTGGTGCAGCCCGAGATATTTACTTTGGTGTCACTCCTAAAGACATCGACGTGATTATTTGCTGCGACGACAAGTTGTATGCCTCTTCGATTCTTGAAAAGGCAGGTATCGCGCACTCTGTCATTCACTTCTACAACGAGTCCTCTTCCGACCGAATCATTGGTGTCTTCAAGATCGCAGGCACGAACATTGATGTTTGCCTCTACGACTGTACGGATGTCAGCGAAGCCGTTGATGCTTTCGACTTCAACCTGAACCAGTTCGTTATCTCGGGGATTCATCACGGGATCGACGGGGCACATGTTCGTTTTGTTGGACAGACCCACTGGTCCACTTTGGCGGCTGTTCGTAAAGACTACTCGCTGAAACGCTTGGAGAAGATGCAGGCCAAGTTTTTGGACCTGCGTGATCGGCGGGCAACCGGCGAAACCGTGGAGGTTCCTGTGGGCGGTGTTAATGGACCGTTCTGAGGATCTACCAGAAAGCGAACTGCTCCACAAAGGCCCCTGTACGAACGTCGATGAGTGTTCATCCAGCGATGGCATGGCCACTTACTCAGACGGCCATACCTTTTGCTTTGTGTGCGAACACCACACCCCTGGCGATGGCTCAGAGGGCCACACGACACGACAGGCCACCATGCGTGCTAACGGCACTATGGCGATGGGCGAACACCAAGGACGCTTTCAGGACTTGCCTAAGCGTGGTCTGCAACAGGCCATCTGCAAACAGTACGGATACTGGGTAGGCAAGACCCACAGCGGAAAGAACATTCAGGTAGCGGACTACCGTGATGAACACGGGAATCTTGTAGGCCAGAAGATTCGAGACGCTGACAAGAACTTCTCATCTACGGGTAAGCACGGCGCGGACTGCCTCTTCGGGAAGCATCTGTGGTCAGGCGGCAAGAAGATCATCATCACGGAAGGTGAGATTGATTGTCTGACAGTTGCCCAGTTGCAAGGCGGGAAGTATCCCGTTGTGTCGCTCCCTACAGGTGCCCCAAGTGCCCGTAAGGCCTGCGCGAAGAACTATGAGTACCTCGATACGTTCGACGAAATCATCCTCATGTTTGATATGGATGACGTTGGCCGTGCAGCGGCAATGGATGCTGCTGAGGTACTCCCAGCGGGCAAGGTGAAGATCGCCGTATTGCCCATGAAGGACCCGAACGAATGCGTTATGAACGGCCAAGCAAAAGCCGTCATGGATGCAATGTGGAACGCCGCGCCTTTCGTCCCGGATGGTGTGGTCTCCGCGAAGTCCCTCAAGTCCCGCATTAAGAACAAGCAAGACATCCCAAGGATTCCCCTGGCGGGTCCTGCTGAACTTCGCCGTATGACCAAGGATGCACGGGCCGGTGAGCTGCTTATGGTGACTTCCGGGTCGGGCATGGGTAAGTCCACCTTTGTGCGCCAGAACGTTTACAGCTGGTTTCAGCAACACGGCCTGCCTGTTGGCGTTGCGATGCTTGAAGAGTCCGTTGAGGAAACCGTTGAGGACCTCGTGGGCTTGCATATGCGCCGTCGCTATCGACAGAACCCTGACGGCACCACAGAGGAAGAGTTTGACGCTGCCTTTGACGCCATCTTTGAGACGGACAAGCTGTTTCTCTATGACTCCTTCGCGGAGTCCGTAGAAGACCGTTTGATGTCCAAGCTGCACTTCATGGTGAAGGGGCAGGGCTGCAAGGTGATCGTGCTGGACCACATCTCTATCGTGGTTTCGGGCATGGATGACAACGGCGACGAGCGAAAGACTATCGACCGCCTTATGACCAAGCTAAAGACCTTCGCCAAGACCAACGACATCCTCATGGTCGTTATCTGTCACCTGAAGAACCCCGAGAAAGGGAAGGCCCACGAAGAAGGCCGTCAGGTTTCCATTACGGACCTTCGAGGTTCCGGCTCTCTACGTCAGCTCAGTGACACCATCATTGCCATGGAGCGTAACCAGCAAGGGGACAACCCAAACGTGGTCACGATCAGGGTCTTGAAGTGCCGCTTCACAGGCGACACAGGCGTGGCTGGCTATCTGATTTACAACAAGGAAACCGGGTGGCTGGACGAGATGCCCGATGGTTGGAAACCAGGCAGTGACGACGACTGGAAGGACGACATACCGAAAGAACCAAACCCCGACTTTTAACCCACTCAAGGAGAACCCTATGACCATTATCAAACTGTACAAATTCGCATTGAAGAAGCTGGCCGCAGCAATGACCAAGGCTGCGAACGCCAAGAAGGCTCAAGCCGACTTCCTCGTTAAGGCCAGCGCAAAGGCTGCTGAAGAGGCCCTCGAAGCTGCCAGTGAGAGCAAGCGTCTGACCGAAGAAGCCGCCAAGGTTTCCGCTCTGATCTAAGAGTGACTCAAGGGTCTCCGCTTTGGGGACCCTTCGTTCAACCTTAATTCAAACACCCATCCCGTCACCAATTCCTTTGGAGGATTCACTGTGGACAATCAAAAAGTACGCGCCCACCTGCGCAAAGGTGAACTTGCTGTAAAGCTGCTGGAATCGCTGGGTTACTCCTACGACGACTCGAAAGTCCACCTTCAGCGGGAGCCTCGTTGGATCGCCCCGGCGAAGACTGAGTTGGAGTTGTTCAAAGAGCAGCTTCAAGAGCTTCTTACGCCTCCTGCAAAGCGCACCAGTCCTGTACGTGATGGGGCTTCGTTCACTGTGACGTCCCTGCCTCCTGGCCACTACCTGAACGCGTACATGTATCGCCGGTATGTGTTCACCGTAGAGTCCTCGGAATGGATCGCGCCGGGTTCTGAAAAATCCGAAAAGTTGAAGGGGTTTTCCGGCTGGGCAGTTCACTTTGAGATGCGCGGTACGGCCCGTAAGCAAGGCCTGTGGTTGCCGCTGAGCTGCATCAAGGTAACGCCTAATGCTGACTTCTGACATTGAGACAGACGGACTCCTTGAGAACGTTAGCAAGTTTCACTGTGGGGTCAGCAAGGATTATTTCACCGGTGAGGTCTTCGAGTTTGGTCCTGACCAGCTCAAGGAATACATCGCACAGCTTGAGGCTGAAGCAGCCAAGCCGGATGGCCTCGTGGTCTTCCATAACGGGATCAAGTACGACATCCCGGTCCTCGACAAGCTGAAGCGCCAATACTTCGGTAAGCGTCTCAACATACCCCGCAAGAAGGTCATGGACACCCTTGTCCTGTCCCGATTGATCCACGCGAACCTTAGAGACACAGACGGTGGCCTTCTGCGCACTGGACGGCTCCCAGGTAATCGCTTTGGGTCCCATGCATTGGAAGCCTGGGGCTATCGCTTAGGCGAGATGAAAGGCGAGTACACGACCGACTTTAAGGCTCAGTGCCTTGCAGATGGCACAACGTACACGCCGGGTCTCGAATGGAAGCATTGGTCAAAGGCGATGCAGGACTACTGCGTCCAAGACGTTGTGGTAACGACCAAGCTTGTCACCAAGTTGATGTCTGATCCGTACTACTTCCCCGGTGGGCTTGCTCCTAACGGCGAACACTGGATGAAGTCCATCCGTGCGGTTCACCTTGAGCATGAC